AAAGAGAGGCGATTTCTGTTTCCAGTCAGACTGTGAATTAACTTGTGTTCTAGATGACGACACCGAGCAAGATATAGTTTTCTTAGGCGGTACATATCACTGGATAGAAAGCATAACTAATTATCCAGATGGTTTCTCAGACATCAAATTCTATGATGGCTTTACAATTCCGCAAGTAGTATTGTCAGAGATTGGTTATGTTTTAGGCCAACCAGATATAATTACAAAGGACAAAGTGTCTGAAGATTACGAGTAAGGCACTTCTTTTACAGCAATGAGTCCAGAAGACAGAAGCCACTTGAAGTATCTATTGAGGCATATTGAAAATGTTCGTCAGTCATGCCTTCTATTGGGGGAAAGAATGATAGATATAGGCGATGCTAGGCTCGGAGTAGACTTAATATCAAATGGACAAACACATGACTGCTCTAAATTCAAGGGTTCAGAGTGGCTGTACTTGAGACCAGAGCTAATGGACTCCAGCAAGAAACATCTATTTGAATCTAGTAAAATTCAACATGTAATGACAAACCCTCATCATCCAGAATATTGGGGTTCGATACATAACATGCCAAGACTATACATAGCTGAGATGGTTTGTGATTGGTCAGCTAGGTCACATGAGCAAGGTAATGACTTGAGAGAATGGATAAAAGAAAAAGCCACTAAAAACTTTGACATGACTGTACAATCAAAAACCTACAAAGAAATAAAGTTTTTTGTAGATATATTACTTGACCCATTATTTAAGAGCTAAAATGAATAGATTACAATCAATAACAAAAGAAGTTATGCAAAATGAATCATTAATGCGTGGATACGCTTCAAGCAAGTGTAAGGATTGTCTTGGTAGAGGCTATGTCGAGCTTCTGCTTCCAGGCGAGATTTACGCTCAAAATTATCTATGTAGCTGTGTGTACAGTAGACTTAAAAAAGAGTGCGAAAAAAATGAGTCTGTCTGAAGGTTCAAAAGACTATTTAAAAAAAATAGAAAACAAAATAGAGGAGGTTTACAAACCAACTTGGACAGAGTATTTTATGTCAATGGCATTGCTTGCAAGCAGCAGAAGCATAGACGCAGAAACCAAGCATGGGTGCGTAATCACAGACACGCACAACAGGATTCTTGGCGTTGGTTACAATAGCTTTCCTGCCGGAATGCCGGATTCAATTTTACCAAATAAAAGACCCGAGAAATACAAATGGATGGTGCATGCAGAAAGAAACGCTCTGTCAAACTGTACACTAAGACCCGAAGGCGGGACAGCCTACATAACTGGAAAGCCATGCTTGGAGTGTGTGAAGGCTATGTACCAAGAAGGCGTAAGAAAACTTGTGTGTTTAGATGCGCACGGCACACATTTGCTTGATGATGAAGATGAATATATTTTTGAGATACTATGTAAAGAAGGCGATTTAAAGGTAGAATGGATAAAAAAATGCCAAAACTAAACTTTGAAAAGAAGAGCAGTTCAGAATCTTTTGAGATTGTTGTTCAGGTTAGAGATAAAAATGGAAACCCAACCGGCAGGACAAAAGCTTATAGCGGAGAAAGTTCTAGAGATGCATCGGATTGGTATAACAAACAAAAACCAACTAAGAAAAAGAAGAGAAAGAAAAAGAAGTAATGTACGGATACCAGGAAGCTTTAGAAGCATCAATAGATTATTTTGGCGGAGACGAACTTGCCGCAAAAGTTTTTGTAGACAAGTACGCTCTTAGAGACAATGAAAAAAATCTTTTAGAAAAAACTCCGGACGACATGCACCTACGCATAGCTAATGAGATAGCTAGAGCAGAAAGGTCAAAGTATAGAGATACAAAAATAAAGCCCCTTTCTAAGCAGCAGGTCTATGAATACCTAAAGGACTTCAAAAAGATTGTCCCACAGGGAAGTCCTATGTATGGCATAGGTAACACAAATCAATGCGTCACTCTTTCTAATTGCTATGTTCTTGATTCTCCAGAAGATAGCTATGGCGGTATTCACTGGACAGACGAGCAGATTACTCAGATTTCTAAAAGAAGAGGCGGTGTAGGAATAGATATTTCTAAACTTCGTCCAGTCGGAGAGTCCACCAAAAACTCTTCTCGTACTACCAGCGGTATTGCAAGTTGGATGGAGAGGTTTTCAAACAGCACAAGAGAGGTAGGTCAGGATGGTCGTCGTGGCGCACAGATGCAATCCATTAGTGTTCATCACCCAGAAGTCCTTACTTTTGCAAATATCAAAAAAGACAGAACAAAGGTTACGGGCGCAAACATATCAATAAGACTTACAGACGAATTTCTAAAGGCAGTATACAGCGATAGCAAATATGAACAAAGATGGCCCGTTGACTCTAAGGAGCCAAAGATAAAACAGCGGGTTTCTGCCAGAGAAGTGTGGCGACAGATAATAGAAAACGCCCATGACAACGCAGAGCCAGGGCTTTTATTTTGGGACAATGTAATTCAGAATAGCCCAGCAGACTGCTATCGAGAAGAAGGGTTTCAGACTATCTCTACTAATCCCTGTTCAGAACTTCCTCTCTCTGCCCTAGACTCATGCAGGCTTCTTCTGCTAAACCTATTTGGCTATGTAAAAGAACCCTTCACAAGCAAGGCTTATTTTGACTATCAAGAATTCTTTGAGGACGCTAAGATTGCGCAAAGGATGATGGATGATATCATAGACCT